TACTCGGAAGTCTACCGACTTATCCATTCCAATGATGACTGCATGATGGTCGGGGAACGCTTCCAGCAGAGCCTCGACTGCCAGCTTACCCAGTGCGGGTGGATAGGTGCGGGTCGGACCAGAGCTGCTGACATGATAGGCAAAATACTTAGGCGGTAGCGGCCAGAGATTTAATTTCTTTAACTCATCGGTATCGGGCTGGACTGTGTAGAGGTAGGGCTTCTTGTACTTTGCGTCGACTAACCGAATATCCCCAGCCTTGCCATTGACATCCGCCACAATCCCTTCAGCCCCCATCCACAGGTAGATCCTATCGTAATGATTGCCAGCACCAGTGCCAAGCTCCGTGCCGCCTACCTTGCCGCTGAACAAATCATCCAGCACAACGTGCGCGTCATAGGATGCCCACGCCTCGGCGGTTGGTGGTAATGGCAACAGCCTCGCTCCCAGCCCAGCGTAGAGAGGCATATTGCGGGCAGGGCAGTAGACATCGACTGCACCCCCCGAAGTCTCGGTTAGGTAACGGATCACGCCGGTTGCCATGATGGCATCCCCGATTGCACCGGCGCGGTAGACCGCTGTTGTCCCACCCTCGGCTCGGCCTGGGTAGTACGGTTTAATTAAGTGCGGTACGGGTATTGCGTCTGTGAAAGGCGGGTTGACTAACTCATCGGGTAGGATGTAGCTACAGCGCGGCCACAGCTTATTGTCATCGACTACAGTGACTGCGTTGGTGTTATTGGTCCATAGTTTCATTTGTTATCCTCCATTATTCTGTTGATGCATCTGATGATTTCTGACGCGACTTGCGGGACGATGGCATTTCCGAGTCCACGCAATTTAGCCACTCGGTTGGGTATCCCATGAGCCACGCGACCCACGTTGGGTTCAGCGAGCCACGTTGCCACTCCTCTTGAGTTGTCCCGCGAATCTCTGGATGATTGCCCAGCATCTTCTGCATATTCCCGTTTGGAGTTCCCGCCGCATCCTCGTTGGCTGACGGTGTCGGCCACATCACAGATTCGTTGACTGCCCTCACCAGACATCTGAACCGATTTTCTTTCGGATTCACGTTTGCTGAATTGTCCACCGTTGGTGTCGGCCACATCTGAGGATGCACAACTTGTTCCCGAAGATTCCCACTCCTCGATCTTCCCTCTCTGTTCTTCTGATTCGTCGAACAATCCTCCGATTGTCTTGCAGGCAGCGAGTCCATTGAGTTTGGAGTGGCCCACAATCCAAACCCTGTCTCTTCTATGCGGCGCGTCAACGGCGCAAGCTGGAACAATGATCGGTTCGACTTCGTAACCTTGACCTTCCAAGTCAGCACACACTTGGTCGAGTGCCAAGTTGACGATCCCAGCAACATTCTCACCAATGATCCAAGCGGGCTTTGCTTCCTGTATAACTCGCAACATTTCAGGCCAGAGGTAACGGTTGTCATCCTTGCCTCGTTGCTTCCCTGCGACTGAGAATGGTTGGCATGGAAACCCACCTGTGAGAAGAGTGACTCCTGCGTATAGCTCGCCTCGTACTTCTCGGATGTCTTTGTGACACGGGACTTCGGGCCAATGCTTTTTGAGGACTGCTTGTGCGTATGGTTCGTTGTCACAGAAGCCAACGGTTCTATATCCATTCCACTTTGCTGCCAAGGCAAATCCTCCGATCCCGCTAAATAAGTCGAGGTGTGTCTTTTCATTCACTTTCCAATATCTCCTTCGCTATCAAAGCCGCTGCATCGACCATGGTTATGATCTGGATTAAATCAATTGCATGGCCATGAGAAACTCGATCCCTCTCTATGGCCAACTTATCGCGTGCGATCAGAAGCATATCGCGTGACCATCTCAATCTGTCTCTGGCTTCTATAGTCATACTTTTTCAAAAGCTCCTGTGAGTAGGTTTAACTTCCAGCCATTACCATGAAACTTGTCGTAGAGCATTTGGTTCATAATCCACGCTAGGGGTGAGACGTTTGTTTCCAGCAACCGCCCTGGCTGGCAGGCGTTAAGCTCCAGCATCTCGGCCAATGCCTTCACCTCCAGCCGTGCGTATTTGTAAATTGATTTCATGCGGTTTCTTCACCCACCACAGCGTCAAAGCCCTGCTCTTCGGCGTGGTAGGTGTTTGTTTGTACTCGAAGCCAATCTGGTTTAGCAATAGGTTTCTTGCCGGTGAAAGAAGTTTCTGTGAATAACACATTGTTGCCTGGCACACACGTCATCCGTCCATTGCGCAGGGCGATGAAATGGTGCGACTTAGTTTGGCTAGGCTCAAGGCTGTAGCCATCTCCATACGGCTCGGCGGTAAACATATAGCTTCCGCCCAACCACTCCTGCCTGCTGGCGATCCATACGTTACAGTCTAACTCCCGCAAGTAATCGTATTCTATCGTGACGAAGTTGTCCCCAAAACAATCCCAGCGTTGTGCGTCTCGCAGCTCCCACTTGTGGGAATTTCCCACCGAATCGTGACAGATGGCGGACAAGGGCAAGCCTCGATACAGCGCACCGCATTTGAGCATCACAGTGCAAGCCCAAGCTCGGTGTGGCACGCTGGATAACCCAAACCAAACCGCATCCTCCCAGCCCTGTACTTGGCCTTGGCTAATCACGGACTTGTCAACCGACACATACTGATGTCTGGGTAGGTTAGCTGCGTGGGTCATCGCCAAGCCGGTCCAGTTAACCAAGCCACCAACACCCAGCGTGTACCCCAGATAGGCGCACGCGCACGATGTTCGACGTAGGACGGGAACCAGCAACCCGCCCCCTGATCCCGAATAAACCTTCCGCCGACCAAGTCAGCCTTAACTTGCAACCCGCCGCCAAGGTACTCGGAAGGATCGGACAGATTAACCACCATCGTCATCTTGCGATCTGATCCAGTAAACGTATCGTAGTGCCACCAAAACTGCTGTAGCGGATTGTACTTTAGGATCTGCAACTGTTGCACGCCCGTAATGTCGAAGCGGTAATGCTCGGCGTTGACAGCCGTTGTCAACTCATTGACTATCGAATAAAGCCACTTGTAGTGCGGAGCCATCGGAACCCAGCAAGATGAACAGCTACGCGCAAACGATCTCCTAGTCGTGCCATCCTTCTTCATAACAGTTGCGCGCTTCATCCCGATTACCTCAGCATCTTGGCGCAACATCATGCACTGGGTCGGGGTCAGCACATAGCGGTCTACTGCCGCCGTTAATACTTTTTGCTTAAACTCACTCACGGAATAATTGGATGATGTACTCGACCATCTTGATTGTGATGTAGGATGCCGTTGCCACGATGGAGACGAACAAAGACATAAACAAAGTTCCCCACGCAAAGAAGTTAAACAAGTCCCCCAAGAAGTTAACGATGTGCAAAGTCATACTTCCATCATCCTCAAAAGTCGTGGCGTGTCGATGTTAATTCCGCCAGCCCTGCACCACCACGTTACCGTCCCATTCTTAAAGTCGCGTAGCAGTTTGCGGATCTCGATGGTGTTATTGTATTCGGGACATTCGTTTAGATCCCGCCCCGTGTAACAAGGGATAACTTTCATTCCTTTTACCGCTCCCCTCCGGCGCAGCAACCGCAAGTCTTCAATAGCTCGCAGTGCCACCTCTCCCGCCAGTTGTCGCATTCTGTCATCACGATCTCCTCTGGTTAGTTGCGTGCTTCTCATTTCTTCTTACGTTGAGCCTTATGCCAAAGAGAGTATTGGTTCCACAGTTCGCAAGCCTCCTGCGCCGCTTCCAAGGTGTCAAACAAATCCTGCAACGGCGGAAAGTCAGTCGGCGGGCGCGATCCATAAAGTCGCGGACCGATGACGTTACCCGCCATCGTGTGTAGCCGAAATCGACCACACTCCTCCACGACCTTAATCTCCGTCACCGCCCTAGCTCTTTCAGCTTGGCATCATCAGCCGCAATCGTAGCTGCCAGCTTATCTAAATCCCCCGACTGCCCAGCGTAGTGAATGATGTAGGCATCCTTGTGGCGGTCTAGGCCGTACTGGTCCTCAACACTGGTCATGCAGTTGTAGGCGGGATCTAAGCCCGACAGCGGGATGTCCCAGAGGTGCGCTTGGATGTTCGCCCAGGTCTGCATCCCAAAATGATTAGGCACAGTACCCAGCGGGGGTAGGGATAGTAAGCCAACGTGCTTGCGCCGAATGGCAAACACGCCAAAGTTAAAGTAGTAGGTAGGCGTAATCGTTCCGCCATACTGCGCGGCCAGCTTCTTCATCCCCTCCTTGCGGTCCAGGAAATCACCCTCATCAAAGGCAATAAAGCCGTCATTACCCTCCTCCTTGGGGTTAGCAAAGTCATCGCAGTCTTTGGCGACAAGACAATCGCAGTCGATGTAGATGCACTGCTCATACCCTCGCCCAACCAGTATGTTTGCGAGGAGCGACTTGTTATAGTCCTTGGGGTCCATGACCGACCTGTTCATCAGAATAAAGTCGATCTCGTTACGCTTGGCAAAATCCTCGATACGTGGCTGGGTGAGCGCGAGAACCTTATCCCACTCCGTCCCAAACGCCATGGTGACTACAGCGCGTTTCATTTTTTGACCAAGCCTTCCAACGCCTTCGTGATGACGTACTGAATTACTGCCTCTTGATCTTTCTTTAACCGCTTCAACCCAAAGGCGTGCAGAGCCTTAGCCGTCTTATCGTCATAGGTTACGTCGACTAGAACCTGCTTGGGCGCAGGCCGTGCTTTTCCAAAAGTAATTTTGCCTAGATCCTTCATTTGCGTTTTCTCCTTTTTGGTTTTACTTCTTTCCAAACATCAAACTTGTCATCCAGTTCGACCGACCAAAGCATCAGCGTCTTGTATAGGCCGTATCCAATCCCCAGCCGCAGGATGGTGCGGCTGATAACATCCCCCAGCCAATACAGAACCAGTGACAGAGCCAGCTTCATTTGTCGCTGCAATCATAGTCTTCCCAAGTAACCCTCCCGCACCCCTTGATCGCCTCATCCCTAGTCTCAAAGGTATCGTAGTGCGACCAATCTTCCTGCCTGCCCTCACCAGCCTCATCATTGTAAACCGCCCATTCTGGCTTGCCGTCATCATCAAACTCTTTCTTAATCCATCTCATAGTCGCGGAACCTCCTTCTTAATTTGTGCCAAGGTAAACAAGCAGCGCACTAATGCACGCTCTAAATGGTCAACCGCCGTCTCGCCGTTATTATCAGGGCAGGGCGTGGACTTGTGTAATTGCATCTGCGCTGTGGCCAAGTGCCGGACGGCTCTGGCGATATGGTAATCGTGAGTCGGCCTATCCTTCTCCAGCCAATCGCCGTAGGCAGACTTCTCTGATCCCCTGCCCATAACGCGCCACACTATATCGGCGGCAGCATCACCCATCTCGGCTATAGTCGGCGCAGTCATTTGGCAAGACTCCGATAAACTTGGTCTAGCAATTCCTCTAGCCACAGTACGTCAGCGGGGTCGATCATAGCTTCATCCCTGGAGGAGTGTAGCCCTTAACCCAAGCCCACACCTTTTGCATCGCGCAGAAGGCAATACCGGCTTGGTAGAGTTCGTCTTCGTCCCACACCTTAGTCATGATCTTGCTAGAATCATTTGATGCCAGCACGATTGACACGCCTGCTGCTCTTGGGTTTTCGGAGGCTGAAAGGTAAGCAAAAATTTGGGCGCAGTCCGTGTCATAGAATGGCTCATATTTTGGATTAACCTTCCGATTCTTTAAGTCAACGATAGCGTCACCCACATCGCGCAACTTGACGTATGCGTCACATCTTCCGGCATACCCCGCGCCAACAAGTGCTTTCTCGCACCAGTAGGTCTTCTCTACGTTTTCGTCCGCCCACTTCTTGAAGGTTTCAATGTAGGGCTGGAGGTCTTCATCTTTGCACACAGCGCGTCCCATGAGGATATTCTCGGCTTGTTCGTGCATTCTTGTGCCATGCTCGGCTGCCTTCGTTGTTGATTCTTTGGAGTCCTTAACCACTCTTCGAGCGTAGGTTTCGAGAGTTTCACCTTCCTCCTTCGGAAGTGTTAGCGAGGACATAATGGCTTGCTCTATCTTCCAGCTTGTCAGTTGTGGTTTGTCTAGGATTCCGATAATAGATGTAACGCTAGGCAGCAACCCCAACTTGCGAGCATCGGCTACGGTGGTGTTTCGCTCGTTGCCATTCTTGCCAAGAATTACATGAGCAGACTCGCCTTTTTCTGAGTACCAATGACCCGCCTGATCCGTTTGGACCAGACGGGAATTGGTAGGCTCTTTAGCTGTGATTGTAAGAGCCATTACAATTAGAACGGCATTGCATTGCCGTCTGCGTCAACCTCGGCCTTGATGGCCGTGGACTTGCCTGCAGCGGTTGCAAACTCTTTGGAAGCGCGGATCTTCTCCTGCAACCAATCAGGCATATCGTTGAACTGCCCAGCCTCACCCTGCTCAATCTCGTAATAGAGTTGATCGTTGGTGGTGGTAGCTGGTGCTTTCATGCCCTTGGGCAACTTGGATGCACCCGCGATGGCGCAATACTGCCTGCCCTGCTGGCTGGTCTTGTGGATCAGCGTGAGCATGGCTGGCTTGCCAAGAAGGTTCTTCAAGCTGAACGCCTGTAGTTCCTTGGAGGTAAAGGTCTGGCCTCTCCACTGCTCAAGCAGTTTCCGCAAGCTGGCTTTCTCGCCAAGACTGCGCGTCTGCTCAATCGATACCACCATAGGCTTGCTGACCTTGGTTACCTTGCCCTTCTCTTCTACCTCGAACTCGTCTAACTGATCGGGCAACTCGAAGGTCAAGCGGACTTTAGGTGACCACTTCTCTTGGTTATCCCAATTGGTTTTCTGGTGGCCCAGATCGACTAGGCTGTAGAGAACGCCCACAGTAGCTCCCGCTTCTGGTAGTTTGCGCTCTTGTTTTGCTGACTCGCTTATTGTTAGTGCCATGTTATTTCTCCTTTATTTATTTATTTGGGTTTGTTGTTGTTGGGGTAAGTTCGTCAAAAGCTGGGGACTTAACGTAGAAACCCTGCGCGATGGTTGCGGTCTTTGCATACTC